CTTTCGGAGTCCTCGCTGTGGCCTTAAAACCACATGCAGCTTGCCAGTAATGGTTTAGCTGTGTTCTCTTCGGAGGGGCGTTGATTTCTTAAGGCGTGATCTCTTTTGTTATCACAACCAAAGGATGTACAACACGTGACCTCATGAGTCTCAAAACCACTTCTACCCCACATCGCGATACACTTAACAGGGAGTTTCAGCATATTGATTTGCTGTACCCTGCTAATAATACTTCTTCTTCCACCTATTTCGACACTAACAATGTCGATCAGGTTACGAAGGATATTACGTTACGCGATTGGAAGACACTTATAAAGTATGGACGCAACGCAACTACGTACTTGAGTGGAATCAAGTCGGAGTTACACGAGCGGCCAGGACTTTACTCAGTGACCATGCGGTACAATGTACCGGACGGTAATGGCAAAAAGACTACGTTGACTAACGTGGTCCGAGGGAGCATCGTGGACATTCCATGTCCATCTGATCCCAACGACATAAGTTCTTCGGAAGCTGATACAAAGGCAAAAGAAGCCTTCGTCAAATCGGCTCGGCGAGCGTTAACCTCATTCCAAGGGTTAACTTATCTTGCTGAAGCCCGAGAGGCGATTCACATGCTACGAGCGGGTGCCTTTGGCATTGCGGCTCACTCCAACGACTACCTTAATGGAATTAGAAACTTCATCAAGGGAAGACCTGGAGGGAGACGCATACTACCGACGTCTTCGGACTTCGGTAGGCTTGAAAGGCACACGCGCCAGCAGTATCTTCAGTATACCTATGGAATTTCTCCCCTTATCGGGGACATCCGGACGGCAGCTGGAGTACTAGCCGAGATCAACACTAAACCACCCTTAGACTTTAAAATGGTCTATGGTGAGGGCACTAGTAAAAGTATGGTTGATAGTACGATTCAGAACTATTTTACAACAGTTCCGGAGTTGTACATCGACTATAACTATACTACTGCTTCTCAGGTTCGTGTTATATATCGCGGTGTGGTGAACTGTACGCTTGATAACCTTAGTGCCGTTAATACTAAACTGGGCCTTGACTGGTCCAACGTATTGCCGACTATCTGGGAGATCATACCGTATAGTTTTGTAGTAGATTATATTGCCAACATTGGTAGTATGATCGATGCAGTCAGCTTCCCAAGGTCAAGTTTGAACTGGGTGTCTAAGACGGTTGTGCTGGAACGCCGTAGAGCTCTCGCTCTATGGGCACCGCATCCGTTTTATCCCCATTCGGTTCATCCCACCTTGGATCTAGTTGATTGGGCTTCGATAAAGCCATCCATAACCTGGATTGTGAAACGTGTATCGAGGGATACGTATGGTGGAAGTCTAATTCCGGACTTCCGTTTCCATATGTTAACCTCGAAAGACCAGCGAAAGTGGGTAAACATAACCGCTCTTGCTGGAAACGTCTCATCGCTCAGGTCCCTTGTAACCTCGATCTTCTCTAAAAAGAAGTGAATCGATTCTCATAGGACTTTAAACTATGGCTATTACGATCCCTACCGCCATCACTGGCGGTGCCCAGACTGGGTTTACGGCCCCGACCTATACAACGGTCGTCGGCTCTTATCCGGGTGTGAATGGAAAACGGAACTACGTTACCGCCTTGGGCGGTACGCAGGCCGGTGTCCGTGTGCACTCGGTTAGTGACCCATTCGATGTCTCGGCGTTTCAACCTGTGGCCCCAAAGGCCCTCGGGTCAATGAACGCTAACGGCATTTACACCAACGTGCCTGTGAACGTCTATGGGGGTTCGATCCGTAAGGGTCTCATCCCTGCAGCCAATCAGCCGTCTCAGATCGGCGGTGTGGACATTCGTGTCCGCGTCCCAGCCGGTTCTGATTCGTATGACGCTGCAAACGTTCGTGCTATGATTTCTGCTGCTGTGGGGTATCTCAACTCCATTTCGGCGGGTCTTGGTGATTCGGCCGTGAGTGGACAGCTGTGAAGCTGCCCCCGAACGTCCGTGCACCTAAGACGATAGCACTCATTTTGGCCCTAATCTTGGCTTCCTTGACAGGTAAAGACATCTTTACCGTGTTGACGGAGACCCTGAACAGTGCCTCGGTGAGTTTACTACCTAAACAGTAGTAATCGCTGTCTATCGTAGCAACTGGTGGCTTAGGAACGCCTATGCCTCCCTAAATGTGGAGCTAGTATGAACCGAAAGTCCAAATCCAGGCAAATGTGGTGGAAGTGTGACCAGATGTCGAATCTGGCTGCTCTTTACACTAGCCTTTCTGAGGACCTTAGCAACTATTTACCTGCAGCAGAAGATGTTGTTGGTGAGTACACGCCTGTCAACGTTCAAGTCGCGGCCGCTGTGTTACAGCAGTCCTCTTTACTCAAGAAATATGAGTACGAGGCTCCAGCTGAAGCTAATGCGAAAGCACTTGAGAAGTTTTTGCAAGTCAATGAGGCTTGCGGAAAGTACACGTTGAAAGTTGAGAGTGATGAAGATAACCTTCTTGTGGGCGAACTAAAAAGCGCGCTGCACAGGTTCTTCTTTCACGGGAGTACTGCGATCATCGAGACCCTGAGTCAAGTTCTTGACTTTGGTAAAGTTGGTCCTGGTACCTCTATAGGAGCAAACGGTAACGACTTCTATTCGAAGTTGTTTTCGTCCTGTCTCTCAACTACGTCCAAAGGTCTGTACATTGCGTACAGAAGCTATATCGAGACGTTGCCCGATTGGCAAGACGCGGATAATTACCGCTTGGATGCCTACGGTGACATCGAGATAGTTAGAGGTAACAAACTTACCTTCGTTCCGAAGAACGTTGACATCTCACGGACCATCTGCATAGAACCCTCACTGAACATGTTTTTTCAGCTTGGGGTAAAGCAGATACTTGAAAGACGAATAGAAAGACTCTTCGGAGTCGATTTTGCCGTCCAACAAGAGAAGAACCGTGACCTGGCTCAGCTCGCTAGCATGTTCGATGGTCAGTGGTCAACCATTGATTTGTCGTCTGCTAGTGACTCAATGTCAAATCTGATGCTTGAACAAGTACTTCCTCGCGAATTCTTCGCTTGGTTGCAACTATTCAGGTCTCCGGAAATGACGTTGCCCGATGGAAGCCAGCTGAAGCTCAACATGGTCTCAACAATGGGGAACGGTTTTACGTTCCCCTTGCAGACACTGTTGTTCCTATGTGTCGTTTATTCCGCTCATAAAGTCGCCGGGTTACCTTTTCTAAGACCCTATGGTCGAAAGCTAGGTAATTTTGGAGTTTATGGAGATGATATCATCTGTAGGAGTGAAGTCACTCCCAAGGTGTTAAGACTCCTCGAGCTCCTCGGCTTCAATGTGAACGCAGATAAGTCCTTCTTTCAGGGACCGTTCCGCGAATCCTGTGGCGGTGATTTTTACAAAGGTCACCACGTGAGAGCCGTATATATAAAACGGTTGTTATGTACACAGGACGCATATGTCGCCATTAATATGCTAAACCAATGGACGGCTCGTGTAGGTATTTACCTACCGAAAACCGTACATTTTCTCATAGGGCTAGTACAAAGGGCCGAAAGGCCTTTACTTGTACCAATCTATGAGAACTCGGATGCAGG